GACGTTTTGAACGGCATTATCACGACTTCCAGATACTTGCAGAACGGGAAAGTAAAAATACATCGGAGATGCAAGGACGCTATTCGGGAATTTGGGCTGTATCGGTGGGACGAAAAGGCCGCCGAGGACAAGCCTATCAAAGAGAATGACCACGCCATGGACGATATCCGCTATTTCTGTTTTACGATTTTGAGATACCGGCTGTCGGATGACGATAGGAAATACCTTCTGTAAGGGGTGAGAACCATTTACACCTACCAGGACTATGAGGAATACAGAGACAAGGGCAAGCTGCCTGAATTTGTGCGGTTGGCCATCAACGCCCACAAGGGCACGCTGGCGTATAAGACAGCGCTTGATGCGGACGAGTACGACGCAGAGCGGAATGTTGGAATTAGGGATTTCACCCGGACACTGTTTACCGCCCAGGGGCAGAAGATGAAAGACGAAACGGCGTCCAACATGAAGCTGACCAGTAACCTATTCGCACGGCTGAACACACAGAGATGTACTTACAGCCTGGGGAATGGACTAACCTTTCAGAAAGCTGGGATTGTCGATAAGTTGGGAGCCCAGGCAGACAGGCGTATTTATACGGCCGGTTATTATGGCCTGATTCACGGGGAATCGTTCCTGTATTGGGCATATGACCATATCCATGTGTTCAAATTGACGGAGTTTGCCCCTTTGATGGACGAAGAAACCAGTGATTTGGGGGCCGGGGTGAGGTTTTATCAGATTGACCCTCAAAAGCCGCTCTATGCCACGCTTTACACCCCGGACGGTTATATGGATTTTGTGAGTGAAGACGGCAGCGTGGGCGACTTGGAGCCGGTGGACGGGTTGATGAACGCATACCGGATGACTGTGAACAGCACCCCAGCAACCACCGGAGACGTGATGACGGCTCACAATTACAGCGCATTGCCCATCGTGCCGCTGTGGGGGAGTAGATTGCACCAGTCCACGTTGGTGGGTATGCGCTCCAAAATTGACGCTTATGATTTGGTGCAATCCGGGTTTGCTAATGATATGCAAGATTGCGCTCAAATCTACTGGCTCATTGGCGGGGCTGGCGGCATGAACGACAGGGACCTGGCGAAGTTCCGGGAACGACTACTGTATCGCCACATTGCAAGCGTCCAGAACGCCGACGATGTAAGCGTTACTCCATACACGCAGGAAATCCCATACAATGCCCGTGAAACGTTGTTGACCCGCATTAAAGCGCAGATTTACGAGGATTTCGGCGGCTTGGATGTCCACACGGTAGCGGCTGGGGCGACCAATGACCACATCGAAGCCGCCTATCAGCCAATGGACGAAAACGCCGACGATTTTGAGTACCAAGTTATCGACGCCGTGAGAAATCTGCTGGCCTTGCAAGGCGTAAGCGCAGAGGACGCCACCCCGCAGTTTAAGCGGAACAGAATCGCCAATGAGACAGAACGGACTCAGATGGTAATGACAGCGGCGCAATACCTGGATGATGAAGCCGTGTTGAATCATCTGCCCTGGCTGACACCGGAAGAGGTTGACGAAATCCTGAAACGAAAAGCGGCAGAGGATATGGAGCGGTTGACTGCTGGCGAGGGTGAAAAGGAAACTGAAGAAGAACAGCCGCAGGCTGAAACAGCATGATTAACTTTGAGAATTTGGATAAAGTCAGATTTTCAGGTGTTGGAAAATACGATATCCCGCTGATTTATCCAGAAAATCATTACCCGCAAGGCGAATTTATCCCAATGAACTACGCCAACACAGCCAAAGACCAAAGCGGGAAAATCATACATTGCTTTGTGGATGATTACCAATTTACACGATATTGGAATCAACCAGATAAATACCTTCCAATTTTGAAACGATTTGAGGCGGTTTGTTCGCCGGATTTTTCCACTTATACGGATATGCCGCTGGCGATGCAGATTTACAACCACTACCGAAAGCACTGGTTAGCGGCGTACTGGCAGCTTTTTGGCATGACGGTTTATCCTACCATTTCATGGAGCAATGAAAAAAGCTATGATTGGTGCTTTGACGGTGAGCCTGTCGGTGGCATTGTGGCGGTTTCCAGTGTGGGAACACAGCAGAACAAAGAAAGTAAGAAACTGTTTTTGCGTGGATATGAAGAAATGATGAAGCGGCTGGAACCGTCGTGGATTATCTTTTATGGGCAAGTTCCAAAAGAGTGCGATTGGAACGTGATACGGGTAAATCCGTATTATGAAAGCATTGTTGAACGGAGGGTGAAGAATGGGCGCGGTAGAGGTTCCGCAGGTGGCGGAGGTGGAGGCGGAGGCGCTAAAATGCCATCGCTGACCGGGAGCGAAAAGCAAGTTGCATGGGCCGAAACAATTAGAAGCAATGCAATCCAAAACGCAGCCAATATTGTAAAAGACGCAAGTCGTGAATTTGGAACAACTGACCCTAATGGAACACCAATTACGGTTAAAGCCGCTAAAGTTGTCCAAAGTGAAGTGACCGATACATTGAAAGGTATTACGCAAGCATCTACGATTATTAACAATCGCAATAGCTTTTCTTACGACCACATTGCACGGCTTGCTGGCTTAGAATCAAGAACCGGGCAAGTTTCTGCCGCACGAAAAGCAAGGAAAAAATAATAGAGGTACAATCAGATGTCAAAAACGCCTGATGAAGGCCACATTCGTACCGATAAAGAACTTGCCAAGCTGGAAAAGCGTATCGCCAAAGTGTACAAACAAGCCGCTGATGATATGCAAGGAAAAGTTACCGCCTATTTTGAATCCTTTGCAAAAAGAGACGAGGAAACAAAGGCGTTAATTGGTACCATCGTCAACGGCAAAGAGTATACAGAAGCCGATTACAAGCAATGGCGGCTCGCTCAAATAGGCCGGGGTGAACGATTTAAGGCTATGCGGGACAAACTGGCGGAGCGGTATACAAAGGCCAATGAAGTTGCAATCGCCTATGCAAATGACGATATGGCGAAAATCTACGCCTTGAATCACGCTTATACCATCCGGAGCGTGATTGATAAATCCGATGGAGCGTTAGACGGCATCGACTGGACGCTATTTGACGAACAAACAGTAAAACGCCTGATTGTGGAACAGCCTGATATTATGCCATATTACCCGGCAGAAAAAGCGGTAAAGCGTGGTATTGATTTAGCTTATGGCAAGCGGCAAATTACCGCCAATGTGACCAGCGGCATTTTACAGGGAAACAGCGTGAACCAGATTGCAAAAGACCTGATGACCAGCGTTACCGATATGAACCGCACAAGCGCCGTGAGAGCGGCACGGACGGCGATAACGGAGGCTGAGAACGCAGGACGGCAAGCGGCATCTGAACAGTTGGAAGAAAAGGGAGTTATACTCAAAAAAAGATGGGTAGCCGCTCATGATAGCCGAACCCGTGAGGCGCATTTAGACGCAGACGGGCAGACGGTGGACAATGACGAACCGTTTATTGTTGGCGGTGAAGAATTGATGTATCCGGGCGATGATAGTTTGGGTGCTTCTGGCTGGAATTTATACAACTGTCGGTGCAGTCGAGTAACGGAAATCAGCGGATTTAAGTCCACGATTGCCAAAGGGAAAATCAAGGTGAGCTAATGGACGATATCAAGGTAACAATCACAGACAACAGCCAGGAGGCTTTAGAGGCATTGCAAAACGCTATTCAGAGAGCCGCAGAAGCTATTGGAGAAGCCGCCGTAACCCATGCAAAGGACAATATCACGGAACAGGGAGCGGTTGACACAGGGCGGCTTAGAAACAGTATCACATACATGGTCAAAGAGGAATGAGGTGGTGCAAATGGGTGTTGTGGTTTACATCGGAAGTAATGTAAGCTATGCGCCGTACTGAATGTGGAATTAGGTACGGGCCAATATGCAAGCACGGGCGGCGGCACCACAAAGCCAAGCTGGGTTTATCAGGACGAATTTGGGCAGTTTCACCGGGCATATCCACAGAAACCGAGGCCATTCCTGAAACCAGCCGCCGCTGACCATGCAGAGGAATACAGAAACATCTTGAAAGAATCGCTTGAAAACGCATAAACAGGTAAACACCGCAAAGAACAGCGGTTTTTATACAACGTTCGTCCCCGAAGAACCGGGGCCAAAGGAAAGGAAGAACGATACATGAGTTTGACACGGAAGATGCTTAAAGCAATGGGCATCGAAGACGAAAAGATTGACCAGATCATTGAAGCGCACTCCGAGACCGTGGACGGCCTAAAAGCGGATGTGCAGAAGTACAAGGGCGACGCTGAAAAGTTGCCCACCGTCCAAAAGGAATTGGACAGCCTGAAAGCCAAAGGTGACGATGGCTGGAAGGACAAGCACGATAAAGTCAAAAAGGAATTTGACGATTACAAGGCAGACGTTGAAGGTAAGGCCGCACAGGCGGCAAAGGAAACCGCCGTTAAGGCATATCTGGAAAGCAAAAACATCACCGGGGACAATTTGCGGCTGGCGATGCGTTCCATTCAGAGCGAGATCAAAGCCGCTGAACTGGACGGGAACAAGCTGAAAGATACCAAAACCTTTGACGATTTGCTGGCGGGAGATTTGAAGGGCCTGGTGACCATCACAAAGGAAGTTGGTGCGCCGAACCCGAAGAATCCGCCCACAAACACCGGCGGCAAGATGACCCGCGACGAGATCATGAAAATCTCTGACCGGGCAGAACGTCGAGCCGCCATTGCTCAAAACATGGAACTGTTCGAATCGAAAGGAGAATAACAAATGGCTGTTGATACCAATTTGATTAAGAAATCTGACCTCGCGCGGGTGCGTGAAATCGAGTTTACTGAAATGTTCGGTTACTCCATCAAGAAGCTGGTGGAGGCGCTGGGCGTGACCCGCAAGATTGCCAAGCAGGCGGGCACCACCTTGAAGCTGTACAAGGCATCCGGCACCCTGGAGAACGGCGAGGTTGCTGAGGGCGAGACCATCCCCCTGAGCAAGTACAAGACTGAGCCTGTTACTTACAAGGAGATCACCCTGAAGAAGTGGCGCAAGGCTACCACCGCAGAGGCAATCATCGAGCGAGGCTATGACCAGGCGGTCAGCGACACTACCGACGAGATGCTGAAGGACGTGCAGAAGGGCATCCGCAAGGACTTCTTTGACTTCCTGGCCACCGGCACCGGCAAGGCGAGCGGCGACACCTTCCAGGCGGCTCTGGCTCAGAGCTGGGGACAGCTCCAGGTCCTCTTTGAGGATGACGAAATCGGCGCTGTGCATTTCCTCAACCCCCTGGACGTGGCTGATTACCTGGCTACTGCCAATATCACCATGCAGACCGCTTTCGGCATGAGCTACATTGAGAACTTCCTGGGCCTGGGCACTGTCATTCTGAATAGCTCCGTCCCCAAGGGCACCATCTATTCCACCGCAAAGGACAATCTGGTGCTTTACTACGTCCCCGTCAACGGTGCTGACCTGTCCGAGGCGTTCACCTTCACCGCCGATAACACCGGGTATATCGGCATCCACGAGGAGCCTGATTACACCAACATGACCGCCTCCGACACCGTGGTCAACGGCATGGTGCTGTTTGCAGAGCGCATTGACGGCGTGGTTGTCAGCACTATCGCGGGGGGTTAATCGAGCTGCTGAGTGAGCCTTCCCCGGCTGATACCGATTTGGATAGCATGACAAAGGCGCAGCTGCTGGCGTATGCGGAGGAAAACGGTATCACCGGGGTCAGCAGCTCCATGAAAAAGGCTGATATTTTGGCTGTTATTGAGGGGGTGGCGTGATGCTGGAGCAAGTCTTGCTGTATCTCAACAACTGGTTTGAGGTTGCGGAGTACAGCGGAGAATTTTCCGTTGAGGATGGCAGTATCACGCTGCCTTTCTTTGTACCCGGTCAGTATTTCCGCATTATTGGGAGCGTGTTTAACGATGGGGTGCACCAGTATTCGGCAAGCGATTTGACGGATGAAACATTCAACGGAACCGTGTGGGCGCTGGCTGTGCCGCCTGTCGTGGTTTCTCTTGTGGATGAAATGAGCGCATGGCAGGAAAAGAACGGCGTTTCTGGCCCATATCAAAGTGAGAGTTTTGGAGGTTACACATACAGCCGTGCAACAGGTGAAAACGGCGGCGTTATGACCGTTTGGGACGCTTTTAAAACACGCCTTGCGGCATGGAGGAAACTATGAGCCTTATCGACGATTTTAAAGAGCCGTGTGTGCTGATGGAAAAGACCCGTGTGCCTGACGGCGCTGGCGGTTTTGAAGTGGCATGGACGGAGGGAACAGAGTTTCTGGCGGCAATCGTGCTCAATAGTTCGCTGGAGGCCAAGATTGCAGAAGCGCAAGGGGTGACCTCTCTGTATACCGTGACCACCGAGAAAAACGCCGTGTTGAGTTACCACGATGTTTTCAGGCGTAAATCTGACGGGCAAACGTTCCGGGTAACTTCCAACGGTGCGGACAAGCAGACACCGGGCGTTGCTACGTTCCAGTTTTCACAGGTTTCAGCGGAGAAATGGGAGGTGACCACATGATAGACGCATCGGCGTTTGAGCATAATGACAATTTCACGGCAGAGCTTGCGGATAATGACCAATATGCGCTGTTTGTGGATAAATTCAAGGCCAAAAAGACCACCGACGATTGCTACACGCCAAAAGAGGTCTATGAGACTATCAAGCAATGGGTGTGCGAGGAATACGGCATAGACCCTGAAACGATTGTAAGACCATTCTATCCGGGCGGCGATTATGAGCATTATGACTATCCTGCGGGGTGTACGGTGCTGGACAATCCTCCGTTTTCTATCCTGTCTAAAATCTGTGGTTTTTACCTTGACCGTGGAATTAAATTCTTCCTCTTTGCCCCGTCTCTTACTTGCCTGTCCGGGCGGTCAAACAATATGCGGATGAACCACGTTATTATAGACTGCGATATTGTCTACGACAACGGCGCAGTCGTGCGGACATCCTTTGTGACCAACTACGGTGGCGATACCATCATGCAGACCGCACCAGAGTTATCACGGAGAGTAAACGCAACGGTTGATAAAATCCGCAAAGAAAGCACAGCCCAACTCCCTAAGTATGAATACCCGGATAACATCATCACGGCGGCGATGCTTCAACGGTGGTGCAAGTATGGCGTGGAATTTTCCGTGAAGAAAAAAGACTGCACCCCGATTTACAGCCTGGACGCACAGAGAGAACACAAAAAAAGCATTTACGGCGGCGGACTGCTGTTGTCAGAGAGAGCAGCGGCAGAACGAGCCGCCGCAGAACGAGCCGCCGCAGAACGAGCCGCCGCAGGACGAGCCGCCGCAGAACGAGCCGCCGCAGGACGAGCCGCCGCAGAACGAGCAAGCGCCCACGTCTGGAAGTTGTCAGAGCGTGAACTTGAAATCGTGAAAATGCTGGGGGTGGACGCATGACCAAAGATAAAGCCCTTTATGCGTGGTTCAACCAGTTCATGACGTTTTACCCGTCAACCTCTGTTCCTGACGATGTGACATTCCCGTATGGAACATATGAAGCCATTTTTGACAGCTACACGGGCGGGGAAGTGGGAATGACCGTCAATCTGTGGTTTTACACGGAGAGCGAAGCTGTTCCAAACGCAAAGGCGCAGGAGCTGGCGGAAACCATTGGAGATGGCGGAACGCTTATCAAATGCGACGGCGGTTATATCTGGCTCAAGCGTGGTTCTCCGTGGTGCCAAAGCCTGACGGATGACACTTCCCCCACCATCAAACGGCGGTACATCAATGTCACCGCTGAATATCTCACAAGACACTAAAGGAGTTGATATTTATGGGTAAATTTACCGTTATTCCTAAGGACACATTTGACGGTTTACAGCTTGACGCTGGCGTTATTCTGACCACCTTTGACCCGTCTAAGGTTGCGGCCCCGGATGATGACGCTATCGTGTGCGCTACCACGGGCGGCATTAACGCAACCTGCGTGCCTACTTACTCTGATTTGGGTGAGGATGTGGACAACTGCCCCGTCAACATGAAGGAGCTGAAACACCTGGATTCCTGGGAGTGCAAGATGTCCTTCACGTCTCTTGGCACGTCTGCGGCTAACATCAAGCTGGCATTGGGTGCCGCTGACATTGATAGCGAGAACGCCTCCAAAATCGTTCCCCGCAAAGACCTCAACCAGACTGATTTTACAGACCTGTGGTGGGTAGGCGACCGGGCTGACGGCGGCTGTGTTGCTATCCAGCTGAAAAATGCCCTGAGTACGGGCGGTTTCTCCATCCAGACCACCAAAAACGGCAAGGGGCAGGTTTCTGTTGAACTGACGGGCCATGTGTCCATCGAGAAGCAGGACGAAATGCCGATGGTGTTCTATTCTATCGACCCGGTGGAGGCGTAATCAATGAAACTCTCTGATTTTAAAGACGAAAAGGCCATTGAAGTCGTAGCGGCGCTGTTGGTTCCTATCGGCAATATCGCAAAAAACAAAGAAATTGCTGACGCAAAGGGCAAAAGCAAGCTGGAATTTGCGTCTGTGATGCTGAAAAACAACGCCGCCGATGTAAAGAACATTCTGGCAATCCTCAACGACAAGGACCCGGCTGAATATCACTGTTCTGCCGCTACCGTGCTGGTTGATTTGCTGTATATGCTCAACGACCCGGAACTGATGCAGCTTTTTGGCTTGCAGGGCAAGACAGCGGCCTCGTCTGGCTCTGCGTCGGAGAGTACAGAGGGCCAAAAGGCGTAAAGCCATTTATCCGGTACGTTTCCGCAAAGCTGGAAAGAGACGCAAAAACGGAGGCGTACCGGGTGTATGTATCCGATGCGCTTAAATGCGTTGCTGAGAACACCGCAAAATACGGCGGCGGTGGATACATCAAACAGCGGTATGCAGATATCATCCATCCAAAACCGGAAGAAACCCGGACGGGTGATGAAATTATCGAGCATATGAAAGAGAAATTGAAGCGGCTGGGAGGTGAAAACTGAATGGACGTTTTTGATTTATACGCCAAAATTGCCCTTGATTCGAGCGAATACGAGGACGGTCTAAACAAATCAAGCGAGAAAACCTCCACCTTTGCGGACAAGCTAAAAAGTGGCCTTGCGACGGCGGCAAAAGTTGGAGCGGCGGCAATTACGGCGGTCACAGCGGCTACCACGGCAATGACGGCGGCAGTAGCTAAAGGCGTGTCCGATACCGCTTCATACGGCGACAACATCGACAAGATGAGCCAAAAGCTGGGCATGAGCGCCGAGAAGTACCAGGAATGGGACGCTGTTATGCAGCATAGCGGTACTTCCATCGATTCTATGCAATCCAGCATGAAAACCCTGGCAAGTGCCGCCGAGACCGGAAACGCCGCCTTTGAAAAGCTGGGATTGACGCAAGAGCAAATTTCCAGCATGGGGCAGGAGGAACTATTTTCCGCTACCATCACAGCCTTGCAGGATGTCAGCGATGAAACACAGCGGACATACCTTGCAAGCCAATTACTGGGCCGTGGAGCGACTGAATTGGGTCCCCTGCTAAATACATCGGCAGAGGACACACAGGCCATGAAAGACCGTGTTCATGAACTTGGCGGCGTTATGAGCGACGAAGCCGTTAAAGCGGCTGCGGCGTATCAGGACAGCT